AGCGAAGACACAATAATAACCCAAGGCACATACGCCCTGAAACTCTCAGCCACAACAGATGCCTTGAATGAGACTGTTACCAAGACCTTAACAGGCGGGGATATTCTTGACCTAACAGGCAAAAACACAATCAAGCTCGATGCAAGGTCAACTGGTACTGGTAGTAATTTGGAGTTCGGAATAGGAGAGTCTAACACTCCTGAGTATCCTCCTGCACACAGTACAACTTATGTTAAAGTTACTTCCTTAGATTCAGCAGATTACAGCCCTTGGTTTAGTACAGATCCTGCACTATCTCTAACAGGAGCACAGTCTACAAGACAATGGATTTCTAATAGTGTATCTACTAATCAACGATTTCATATTGACTTAGGGTCAAGTAAAATAATTAACAGAGTTTATTATGAAAACGCCCACAATAGCGGTGGCTTGACAACTGTAGGTGTTCAGAATTTTACCTTGTGGGGTTCAGATTCTTCTGCTTCATTTGCAGAAATGACTTATGCTACGGATACCGGATGGACACAGATCACAGGTTTATCGCAATCGACATTTGACGAACACACTGGATCTGATGTTGCTGATCCTAAGTACATAACAATTACTAATAATTTAATTGCATATAGATATTACGCTTTTAAGTTCGCAGATGACTATGGCTACGCATATATGGGAGTTCGGCATATTGAATTACAGTCAAATATTCAGGAAACCCACACAATAAACATCTCCAGTGCAGACACATACCAGACAGACTCGTGGGATATCTCAGGGGTCAGTGACGCAGATAAAAACGCAATCGACCAGTTGCAATTCAAAGTGCTTAACGCAGGCTCAGCAAGAGATTTTTATATTGATAACGTCTACGGACAATAATTGACATGAATTACGATTTAACATATAATGTAATAAATAGGGCAGATAGGATATGCAGTCCGATAAGAGAGATCACTCACCTCTTTTCTGCCCTCATTCCAATGAGCATAATAAAGGAGTTTATTATGAAATCTACCGTAACACAAAAAAGATTAAAAGAACTATTGAGGTATGATCCAAAAACAGGAGACTTTTTCTGGAAAATCAAGAAAGCATGGCATATAAAAATCGGGGATAAAGCTGGACATCGTGAGAAAACCGATGGTTATAATTTTACAAAGATAGATGGGAGGTCTTATAAATTATCAAGGCTTGCATGGTTATACATGGAAGGGTATTTCCCTGAAAATATGGTAGACCATGAAAACAGAATAAAATATGACGATAGTTGGGATAACTTAAGGCACAAAACAAGACAATGTAATAATCGCAATTGCGGTATGTTTAAAAACAATACGTCTGGTGTGAAGGGTGTGTGCTGGGATAAGTGCAAGAAAAAGTGGATGCCGAAAATTAAAATAAACCAAAAGACAATATTCCTTGGATATTACAAAAGTTTCGACAATGCCGTCTGTGCAAGATTAGCAGCGGAGCAGTGTGTTGATTGGTCAGGATGTGATTCAAATAGCCCTGCATATCAATACGTTCAAAAGATGTTAGGAAGGGAGTAACAATGGACATTAAACAAGCACTAATCCAATACTACAGCTCAGGCACAGGTGGGCAGCAGTGAAAACCATTAAAGACTATCTAATAGAAGGCGGGTATTACCACTTCACTCAATACGAACGTCTATACGCCGATTGTATAGCTTGTTTCGGTCAACCAGACAGCGTACAGCTTCAGATGGTTTCTATCGCTGTTAAAGAGAAATGCCCGAAGACTTCAATCCATCCTGATATTTTAATCTCTGAAATCCTTAATCCAATGGGGTTGATAACAGGGGATGAATTAGTTGCGTGGCTTGGTGGGGATTATTCAATGTTCAAGGCTCAAGGCTACGCAGATATTTTAAATCCTCCTGTACCTGATCTTGGTGAAATGAGAGAAATAAGCTGGAACGAAGCAAGATACCAGATAAGAAGTATAACAGGAATACACCCGTTGAGTCTTGACCAGGACGATTCAGTTTACAGGCTGATTGACCCTGATATGATACTGCCAGTTGCCAAAGCTAACCCAATGAATAACAAGGCTTATGTCGCAGATGAACGGGATTGCGATGATTTTGTGAAAGGCACGCTGGGATGGTTATCAAGATGGGGCTATGGCAATCTTCTCTTTGGCAGGTCTGACGTAGCATTAATGAACAATGGTGTAGAGGGAATACCGCACGTTATCCATCATATACTTGATACAAATAATCAGCTTTGGATGTACGAACCACAAGTAAAGACATTCATTTGGAGATACGGCGACATACCGCCTATTTCAAATTGCGATGGGATTAAATTTTTAGGAATACTAATATAATTGGTGACGTGGATCGAATGGATATAATTAATATAGTGATGTAACTCAAAGGAGATACCATGACTGATCCAGAACATGAAGAAGAAGTTGTATTTACAAAAAGGTATTCGGATCATGTCAAAAACAGGTCAGACAGGGATTTATTAATTGGCCACTCAAAAGACATTAAGTTAATTTGCAAGAAACTGGATGACAGGGAAAAGAAAAGAGAAGATTTTGAGACAAGAATTTATGACAAAATTGGAGAATGGTCAGACAAGGTTGATTTAAGATGTGAATCCAGGCTCTCTATGATTGGAACAAAAATGGGGGCAAGCACTTTTCGATGGTTGTTTGGTCTTTTAGTTTTAGCTGTTTTGAGTATGGCAGGGGCAGTGAGTTACAACAGGGTTGATATAAGTCAAGCCAAATCACTTATTAATTCAAACGCTATGCATATCCAGGAAAACATAAAAACCATTCAGGGCCTATGCGAACCTTGAAAAGGAGGGATACGATGAACCCGTTTATGATAATTTTTTTATGTGCTATTGGCGTTATTGCCTTTAATATTGAAGCAGTATCCTATTTTTTTGGGTACGGATCTCTTGTGATAGAACAAGGTTGCATTGCAGCAATAATACTTATCAGCTTCTTGAAAATCACAAGACATGAAAAAGAATGAGATAGTCATAAAGGATACTAATGTTCTCAGGGGGTTAATGGAAAGGAACTATGCTCCTTTATTAATAACAATAATATGTGAGATCATTGATAACTTTGGTATCCGGATGAGCGAGTCCTGGAGAGAAAAGAAACATCCTAATGATCTCCATGGGACCAATCCAGTTAGGGCCATTGATATTTCTGAGTGGGTTTATAACGATGGCCAGGCCCAGGACATTGAAAAATGGATTAACAATCGGTGGGTGTATGATCCGGATAGAACCAGAATGAAAGTTGCAGTGCTTCACAAAGTCAGGGGCGGCGTTTTGCATTTTCATATTCAGGTTCATCAAAATACAATAAGGAGGGCGGGATAATGAAATCCTTTGAAGAACTAACACCAGATCAAAGAGCCGATATCTGCAATGGATGCGGTGGCAAAGGCGGAAAAATCAAACCGCCTCATGCAATATTATTTGCACCCGATTGTAATAAACATGATTATGATTATTTCCTGGGCTGTAAAGAAACTGACAGGTTAAAAGCTGATTGGAAATTAAGATCCAGGATGCGTGACCGGATCAAGACTGTAAAAATTGAGGTTTTGAGAGATCATTTATATATTAATGATCGTTTTTTCCCGGGGTGGTTGGTTCGGCAGATATTTTTCCGATGGGCAGATGCATATTGTATTGGGGTCATGATTGCCGGGCGGAAGTTTTTTTATTACGGGGATGAACCGCAGGAAGTTTGAGCGCCGTTTTTTAGACGAAGGCGAGCAGGCTCTTGCCAGCCTCACGAATAAGTGCTTCGTCGGCTTCTGTAAGATCGGCACTACCACTCACATAGTCAGAACCAATAGCAAGAGCCTTTCCAGTAGAGGTTTTTACTTCAACAAACCATGAATCTTTCATAAGTCCTCCTAATATGATGATCACTGGCGTAGCGCAGCGAAGACCATGTGCATTACTTTATTATCGAATTTCCACATCTGCTGTCCAACCAATAAGAAACTCGTGTCCGCAATACTGACAAGTAAATTCTTCTGAATCGCAGCAATCAGAAGGTAAATCTTCTCCCTCTACCGGAAGAGTTTTGTTGCAATTTGGGCAATCAATTTCCATTTGTCATTTCCTTTCTTAGATAATATTAAATTCATCAGCAGCTTTGCTGCCTGTTGCAATGGTTATTATTTTTCAGCCTCACGTCTTCTAAGATTTTAAAAGCTGCTTCAGTATCTCGACTGATCACGAATGAAGGTGGGGAAGGGGCTTCCATTTCGTACATAATGCAAGCGAGTACTGCCATTTCACGCATTTCGGATGGGGTAAATTGATTAGCATATATCTGCGCTTTCATTGCGTCTACCATGCAGCGGTAAGCATTATCTTGGTCATATTTAGCCTTCATGGTTTTCATATTTATCTCCTGTAAAAATAATAAGGTGTTATGCAGTTCCGTATAACCCGCAATTTGTAATGTTAGCCAAACTGGTTGGCATTATTTTGGCCCCTCAGTCTGCTCAAATGAAATTA